CAAGTTCATAGACTAGATCCTCTTTTTCGGTTTTTAATGTCTCAAGTTTGGCTGCCTGTTTAGCAACAACTTTACCTAAGTCAAATAGTTCCTCTTGAGTTTCAAGCCTGACTTTCTCAACTTTAGTGTAGGCGTACTTCTTACCATGACTGAAACCAAAGAAAAATGTACCTGTGAGGAGTGCTAGAACAACACTCCCCATGATTAAATAGCCTTGGATTCCTGTAAATAATTTGAACATTACATAAACTTCTCTACCATACGATTACGAAGAAATTCTCCTACAGCTTCGGCAGACAAGTATTTTTTAAGATCGTCAGGCAATACTCGGATATCCCATTTACCACGTTGTCGTATACCCAATGTAGGTTGAACTTCAGCATGAGTAAGACATGTCCACTTAGAGACACGGATATCGAAAAGACGGCAATACTCAGCAGAGCGTTCCAACATACCATCTATACCAGACATTGTAATTGGTGACTTACCTGCATTAACCATATTACCATTAACAGTCGCAGCTGCCATACAAGCGACTGATAGGCCAATTGCCCCGGTGTTAGCGTTGAGAGTGTGAGATACACCTACCCGACCAGGTATGTAAAAAGCTTGCTGCTGTGCTGGTGCAATACCATCATAATGGTTTCCCTCCTTATCAAACACATCGTTGTAATGTTTTAATGTGAATGGGGAAACAGTATATGAGCCAGCTGTCCAATGCCAATGAATTCTTGTAATTCCCGAAGGGTCAAACAAATCTTCTTTATGTTCAGCGTTCAAACCAGTACTAAAGTTGGCTAGTGCTTGGTGGATGGCGTTTCGAGTAGCAGGCCCATTCATACCATCAACAGTCAAAGGTTTATCTAAAATGTTAAAAGAGTTGATACGGATTTGATAATCTCGAACAGAGCGAGGAAAGGCATGAACGTTTGACATATTATTCTCCTAATGATTTCCATAATCCTTGAGCAAATAAGTTACGCTCAAACTGCAATATAGGCACACCTGTCATAATATCTATATATGGTTTACCTGTAGTTTTGTTGGTGATAGGGCACCAATGTCCTGCGTATATTTCCCAATTATCCGGGGTTGGTTGGTCATCCTGGTATGTGATTAACCATGGCCCCCAATATTCTACACTCTCTGATGGTGGCCTGTTTACGCCCACCCCAGAAAAACTCTCTTCTGTGTTTACGTTAACAGTGGTACGTCGCTTTGGTGCATCATCAAATAACACATAAGCAATAAGACCTTGTCCCTGTGTATCAAAGGTACATCTGCGTTTACGTAGTTCACCTAAGATTACAGCACCTGAAGGTAGGATGTCTATTCTGTGTACTACTACGTTTGTAAATGGGGTGAGCATGAATATATCTCGATACATACGAGATTCTGTTAATTTAGGGGATTGTATAATTACGTTCTGAATAATAAATAGTAACGCTAAACCTAAAGTAAAAGTTCTACGAAATCGATATCCAGGTTTATAAGTTAGATCACCCATTTGCACTAACCTCACCATCTTTCAGATCTTTGTGTTGTTTAGCTAAAACCTCGGTACGGTACTTAAACTTGTCCATGATATACCGGATAAGTAATATACCCAGCAATCCCATCATGAACGCACCAGTAGTACCAGCTTCATCTGAAATCTTAATACCTATCATACTTTCCATAAGTCCTAATGCAAATGGGCCTAAGTATTTAGCACATATTCCACCCATAATTATTGAACCTACACCAGTTTTCCAATGTTCACGTTCAGAGTACCAACGAACAGCACCCCCCGCCATACCTGCAAAAACTACAGACACTGTAGGGTCATTATACATAAGTTGTACAATTGATCCTATAATTATAACGGTAGAGGTTGTGTTGTCTATGACAACGTTTGGTTCAACAACTTGTAGTTTTGTTAGCATTACACGAAACCTCTGTCCTCGAAGCGGGTGTCCTCTTGTACTTCAGACACGCTGCTATTGTTTTTTGCTTCATCCTCGCCAATGTGTCGTAAGTAGGTTGCAAAGTAAGCATCGCCTTTGGCCGTATGTTCTGCCCCATTCATATGGGAAAAATAAAGAGATGCAACGAATAGTTGTAATGCTATCTCCAAATTAGGTGGTAAATTAATATTCTCTGTGTCTGTGATAGGTAGATGTTTTGACTGATACCGGATTCGCACCTTCGGATTCAGAAGTAACATACTATCTGTTGAAAATCGTAAGCTATTAAAATTAGGCGTCATTATGTGCCCATTGGTGTCATGTGCATGTGTACGTCCATCCTCTGCGATCACATCCAACACCTTCACAAAATCAGTCTCAACAAATGCGACGTTATCAACCACTTCAAGATAATCACCCACACCGGCATCAGTGAGTGGGTAGAGTTGTTTACTTGTTTGAAATGTGAGATCCATCATAGCCGTAACCAGAGGGAATTTAGTAGAGAGATCTACCAACCCTTGGTTTGTAAGACTAAGAATTGTCTTAACATAATCGGGGTTCAATGCACCTAGATTAGAATTATCTACAGCGGCTGTACTTTTCAATTGCCCCATAGCTAGGCGTGAAGAAAATTGTGTAAATGTCATCATAGTAGGATCCGATCATAATTTGAGAAGCTTAAACCACATAAGATCCAAAAGATCCATCATCAATCTCTTCTGCGTGTAAATCATCTTTACCCCATACATGCTCATTTCGAGGCACAGAATCGTCTCCCTCAATTGGCACATCTAACCCGTATGGTTTCCATGGATTCATGTTCTGAAGCATAGAGATTGTATCAAGAGAGTCATCTTTCCCTTTAATACCATCTTTAGTAGCCAAAGCAATCTGCTCCATCATAATACCAAGAACTTTACTGTTTTTCATCTCTTTAGCAAAGAATATCTTCTCCGCTTTAAACAGTGGAACCACAAGATTAAGCCTGGCTAATTTGTCTACAACTGGACGAATGCCAGGCTTTCCTTTTTCCCCAGCCAAATTAAAATAAGTATCCCGGTTCTGCATCTCCATCTGAATCCACTGAATAAACCCACCTTGTTGACCTGAGATCTCTACACCAACGCTCTGAGGGGCGTATTCATCAACAAAATTAAACAAATCTTTCATAGTTAAATCCATGGTTTGTCGATCACATATACCGTCTACCCAGATCCAGTTACCCATGTAATCGTATGCCCATACAGAAATAACTGAGTAATCAGCAGTCTGTTTAGAAGATGTTGCAAAGTCAGTTGTAATGTAAAAATTGTACAGATGTTTATTTCGTAGAATGTCAGAACGACTTTTCCAATAAATATCCCCTTCTTGGATTAGCCGGCTCTCATCTGAAGTAATACGAAGCATTAGCTCCTGTCTGAAGTTATTTAACTTACCGGTTCTGACAGCTGCATCATACTGATCTTTGACATACGAGTATGCAAAACGATCTTCCCAGGCGCCACGAAACTCCTCTTCAGTACAGGGAAACTTCTCACATATTGGCCAAACGTTTACCTGCCAGGCGCCGGATTCAATTGCTTCGTACACAATATCCTCTTTGTTGAAAGGAGTACCATTTAGAATCATCTTCCAACGTGTAGGATCCAAAGCAAAGGCGACACCTGAGTACACGGTGGCTTTAATCGCTTCCATGGCAGTCTTTGATTTACTATCAGCATCTGAAACCAAGTCATCCATGACAGCGAGTACGGGTCGTTTACCAAATATCTTCGTACCACGAATACCAGATTTAGCACCGAACATCTTAACTCCAAGTTGGCCGCCTGCTCTATTTTTAAATTCTAAGTAGTTTTCTGTGAACTTAGCTTCAGGAACCCAATACTGCATGAACTCTGACCGGTTATACCGGGTTTCTATGCTATTACGTGCAGATTTCACACCATTGTCCATGGAATCAGAAATATACAACATCCCGGTTACTTCACCAAAGTTGGGTAACTCCCCAAACACAGCAAGAAACATAACCAAGTATTCCATCATAAGTGTGGTTTTTGCAGTACCGCGAGCACATAGGTTTGCTGTTCTCGGTTCTTTGGTTGCAATTTTATCCAACATGGCCAAATGCATAACAGGAGTTTTGTTGTCTTCTCCAATATCCCCATTAACCAACTTGATGAAATTCATGAACTTTAGTGAAAACTCTGACGGCACATATTTACCATCATTTAGTTTATCAAAGTCAATCTCGTTGAGAAAATCATCAACGGTCTTCTGGGTTATGTAATCTTCCATGAATTCATCAGCTGTTTGGGTCATGCTGGGGTAACATTTTTCATAGGCATTTGAGCAATATCATTTGTGGTTGTATCAGGGTCGTGCTCAATAGCTTGAAGTTGCTTCTTACCTAATTCTCGTAGGTTATGTTCTAGGGCAGCCATACCATCGGTAACAGCAATCTCAATTTTTAATTCTGCTTTATTCTCTTCAGGACGCTTCAGATGGGTCAACAATGAGTTAGCAGCATCACATCGTACTTTATCACTCACAGACGGATCAACCATAAGATCGTGTTGGGTATTCAATGCCTTCTGAAAGAACTCTTGGTTCATGAGCCAAGTAGGAACATATGCCCGTTCCATTACTTTAGTGACTAACTGTCCCTTATTGTAGGCAGACACAATAGAGGAGATGTCTTTCTCTGGTTTATTAATCTTAACCATATTGGCATAACGGTCAGGGAATGTGGCAATATATGATTTCAGGTTAGATTTACCCATCATCTTGTGGGACACATACATAACCGCAGATACATAATCCCCTACTTTAAATCGACCCTCTTGCAGTACCTTAGAAAATGTAATGAAGTTATCACGCATATTACGCGCTTCTTCAGGATCTGAAGATAACGCATTAAGCTGATTTACCATATCTTGTGTCATAGTATTTCGATTAGCTACTGGTAGCGATTCTCGAACTTGCCCTAGTGTCAGCATTGCCTACTTCCTTCCGTGGTTGCACAAACTGCGTATAAACCAAGAAACAGAAAAGATGCAAGATTTTACTTTACAGTCAGTAGTCTACCTTCTACGTTAAACGTACATGAAATAACCTAATGGTGATCTATATCTCTTAAAAGGCTCCCTCTTCCACGGGGGCTTTTTTTGTGGTTCCCTGTCAAGAATACTATTCTGCCTACTCATGAAAAAAAGAATAATATTCTACATTTTAACCAAAAACACCCCAATATCGCCCATATTAGTTTTCTACTGTAGCTTTTTGTAGGGGTATTTTCCTCATATAAACTAATAAAGAGAATATTATTCTGTTTCAAAAACTTGACAGCCCATCCTCAAATTCTGTAGATCTTCGTCAGCGGCTACAATCGCAGACACCCCATTTAGCTAGTCCGAGTTCTGTTTATAAACCAAGGGATCAGGATCCGAGGTTTAACACCACAACTTTCTCACTCACCTACATCCCGCGTTCGAAAGAGGTTTCTACAATCAAAGGGGATTGCTCACCTGCTCATTCCACAGGAATAATACCGCTCGACAATCCGGGGAGTTATAACAAGTCCATATTAATATATTTTATTTACACATCCCGATCAAAATACA